AAAAGTTTCCCTCATTTCTTCTCGCAAGGGAAAAAATGAGGGAAAAGGGCCAAACCGAGGTGGCGAAAACGCTGGAAACACCAGTGTTTTCAAGGGGTATAGAAATTTTAACTGAGAAAATCAGATTATGAAAACGCTGCCCGGGCGCTACCAACACCCGGACAGCCGCAGAAATTATTCACTCTCTCGAAGCAAATGTCTCCTTCTGCATTGCCAGTCTACCACACGGCGATGTTAAAAGCAAGGGGGACGGAAAGGAGTCCTATGCGAAAAAATGAGGCCAAGTGGTATGACAGTGCAAAACGATGGCAAATCAAAATCCAAAAGGATGGAGAACGCCGCACTTTTTTCTCATCTATAAAAGGAACGAAGGGTAAAATCGCCGCCGAAAAAGCGGCGGATGCTTGGTTAGAAAGCGGACTGGCAAGCGAAAGCACAAAATGCGGAGAATTGCTGGATGCCTATTTTGGCCATATTTCCAAGAGCACCAGTAAAAGCAACGCCAATCAACAGGAAAATTTCGTAAAAAACTACCTGAAACCGGCGATTGCCGCGAAGAAAATCAAGAAGCTCACGCTGCTCGACTTGCAGGCAATCATTGATAATGCGTATGCGCAGAAGAACTTGTCACAAAAAACGCTGAAAAATCTGCGCGGCTGCATTTCCGGATTTATCAAATACTGTCGGCTCGGTAATTATACAAATCTCAACACTGCGGACCTCACAATCCCCAGAAGCGCAAAACGTCCGTCCAAAGAAATCCTCGCGCGAAGCAGCATTCAGACGCTGTTCACAAAGGATGTGACGCAGTTTCGCGGTGCGCTGCAGGCAGACAGACTGGTGTATTCATGCTTATCGTCTTGCGGTGCTGGAAGGACTGCGCCCGGGTGAGCTGCTGGGATTGCGTTGGGAGGACTTGAACGGTTCTACATTGACGATTCATCAGTCCATTAACGATTTGGGAGAGGTTACAGACGGTAAAAATGAAAACGCAAACCGTACCATTGTGCTGACCGGACTTGCGATGCAGGAAATCGAGGCACAGCGCAAACAACTGCACGACCGCGGAATGGTTTGCAAGTGGATTTTTCCAAACGAAAAGTGTCAGCCGTTCCGTCAGAAGGCCTTTCGCAACCGCTGGTACAAGTATTGTGAAACGAACCAAATCAGCGCGGTCACGCCTTATGAGCTCCGGCATACTTTCGTGTCTATCTGTGATGAAATGCCGGACGGACTCAAAAAGCAGGTCGTCGGGCACAGCCGCAATATGGATACCAATGGCATCTACGGACACCGGAAAACCGGCGACTTGGAGCGCGCCGCGGCGTATAGCGATGCCGCGTTCCGGGCAATCCTCTAACAGCATAGAAAATGAGGCTGTACAGTGTGGCACAGCCTCATTTTTATAATTCTTGCAGAATCTCTTTAGTCTGCACCCGCTGTCGCAAGTTCAGATATACTTGCGGTCAAAAAACTAGAGCCGCAGCATAGCGCTGCGGCCCTTACAAAACCGAAGTTTTTCTTTGTAGTTTTATTATATGCGGCGGAACCCAAAAAGTCAATGGGAGTCCATCAGGCTGTCTGTTAATTTTACGAAAAATTCATGTGTGGATGTCAGCAGACCATTTCCGGCAAAATAATCCTTGTGCATTGACATTCTCGTATGCAGCAAGTCATAAAGCTCTGTAAGCCGTGTGTTTCGGGTGTTCTCGCTGGTCACAACTTTGTCATAGACATACAGAAGGTGGACAATTTGGTTGATACGGCGGTTTGCCAGCTTCTTTTTACGCATATTTTCGCCGATACCGGCGCGGCAGACAAAATCCGTGATGAACCGCGGCGTTCTGCTTACATTTCGCTCAGATGCTTCCTCCGGCCGCAGGTCATTGATGATGCAGTTATTGTGCGCAGCCGCATTGCGAATCTGCCGGACTCGGTCAAGGCTCTTTCCGTCAATCGGAGACTCCCAGCCGGATTCTGCTGCATAGAATGCAATAAGGTCTTCCAAATCACCGAATGAAATAACCTCCACGAATACCCAAATCGGCATTTCGCCGCGATATTTTTTCATGAGTCCTTCACAGTAAGGATTCTTCGTGTTTTGTCCAATCTTGCGGGATATCGCGCCGGAGCGTTTTGAAATGTTTTTTGCGCGTTCCTCGAAATTTACGCCGCTTGTGTCCGTGATGAAGTCCGTGACAATTTTGTAGCCGTCTTCGCCGTTTCCGGCTTGCAAATTATTTTCAACCGCCTTAATTAGACTGACTTTTAAGAAGTGTTCAATATCAAGGCACATTTTCAGCAAAATGTGCCTGACCTCCACATCAATACGAGCCAGTTCAATCAGGTAGGCAAAGTCCAAGTCACGGTATTGGCCTTTTCGGGGGCCAGCCGGAAATTTTGTGTAGTTCTTTCGATACGATGAAAGCTTGAAATAGTTGTTATTTCTTCCGAGATAGTCCTTAGCTTCGTCTTCCGAAATAATTTCAAACGTGATGCCCTTTTCTTTCGAGTGAGCAATTAAACCATCCACACCCAGCATCGGCTTCAGCGGCATTCCAAGCGCCCCCATTCCTGCTTTTATAATTTGAATTATACCATGCCAAAGCAGAAAAAGCCATATAAACATAAAGATGAGATTATTTGATTTGCAAAAATACACAGGAAATATTTGTAGCTACTCACAGTGGACTTTTGTGTGGATTTTGTATTATACGTGAAAAAACAATTAGACGTGCCACATTTAATCGTACCCACTTTCGTACCCACTTTTATTTTCGGCCACCGAAACACAGTATTTTTAAGCACAAGAAACGCAAGCAAAATGCCTGTAATCTCAATGAAATTTCGATTGCCGCCACAATTATACGTGGTTCAAATTCCTCTCCCGCAACCATAAAACCACCGCATTTCACTTGAAATTCGGTGGTTTTTCTAACTTTTCACATTGCTTTGCAATTCTGCAAAACTTGCTTTGACCCCATTTTGACCCCAATTGGTGCTAAAACGTCCGTATGTCAGGGAGCATCCTTGCTTCGTACATTGAAATGTATCTCAGTTAAGGCACATCTTTAGAGGAATAAATGAACGCAGATGTTTGTTGCAGCATCAGGCGCAGATGAATACTGGCGTCAGCTTCTTTCCAGGCATCCTGAGGAGCCAAAAATTATCATAAACCTTTCCATTTCTAGTTGAAATACGAAAAATAATAACATACAATATAAATATTGGAAAAGAAGTTAAGGAGGAGCATTATGGGGTATATTGCGGATATTCTCAAATATGAGGGTGACAACACTACATTTGTCTGGAAGCATCCATGCGAAGATTTTAACAGTTACACGCAGCTCATCGTTCATGAAACCCAGGAAGCCGTTCTGTTTCTGAATGGCCAGGCACTTGACTCCTTTGGTCCCGGCCGTCACACACTGGAAACGCAGAATACGCCGCTGCTGAGCAACCTTCTGAACCGCGCAACAAATGGCAAAACGCCGTTTCACTGCGAAGTCTACTTTATCAATAAGACCGAGCAGATGGCCATTCGCTGGGGCACCGACAGCCAGGTGCAGTTTCTTGAGCCCACCTATCACTTCCCGCTCAGTCTCGGCGCAAGCGGTGAAATGAGTCTGCGTGTGCAGGACGCCAGGCGGCTTTTGCTCCGTCTTGTCGGCACAGAATCCACACTTGACCGCCAGACGCTTGCCGCCTGCTTCCGCGCGTTTTTGATGGCACGGATCAAGCCCTATATTGCGCAGTTCATGCAGGCAGACACGGTCAGTATTTTTGAACTTGATGCACATCTGTTGGATTTCTCCAGTTCCCTGCGGCAACAGCTCCTGCCAGACTTTGCGGATTATGGCGTGGAACTTGTGCGCTTCTTCGTCACAAATCTCGCGCGGCCTGATGGCGAAGCACAATATGAAAAATTCAAGGATCTGCATTTCCGCAAATATGCCGACATTGCCGAGGCGCAGCTCCGCCAGCAGACGGATCTGATCCAGGCGCAGACAGAAGCGCAGAAAACGATCATCGCTTCCCATGCAATCGCACAAAAGCGCATGCAGGAAGGATATACCTATCAGCAGGAACGCAGTTTCGACGTGGCGCAGGATGCAGCAAAAAATGAAGGAGCCGGCGGGCTGACCGGACTCGGCATCGGCATTGGTGCGATGGCCGGTGTCGGCGGCAGTGTTGGAGGTCTGGTTGGAAACGCGGTCCGCGATGCGCTGCACAGCACAGTGCAGCCGCCGGAGGCAATCGTTTTCTGTGAAAACTGCGGCGCGGAGCTCCCGCAGGACGCAACATTCTGCGATAGGCACTCGTGCGTTGCATCTATCATCTGTACTACTTTTAAAGTACTCATACCGAGTACCCTCTCCACCCGTCTGGTTACCGCTTACACTGCCAACTACTTCTTGGCCAGAAAGCAAGAAAAGCTTCTCACTACTTGTTACAGTGTTTGCCGATCCAATTCCAGCACCTGTAATTTTAGTAACCTCTCGTACTCCGGCCTGAACCTCTGCAGGCATTCTCTTTAGAATATTAGGTAGATTTGATTTTCGCATCCAGGAATCTACCCAGCGATTAACAGTCTGACTGGAGTTCATATACGCTAATGTTGCGTAAGACGTGTGCAGCATGAAAGTTAACGGAGCTTTGCCCGAGCCGTCGGCGTAGTCATCGTGATTCTTGCCAATGATGTCGATTGCATAGGTCTTGTTGTTGATCGTCATATTGCAGCTGTCGCCGACATTCCATGTGTCCGGCACCTTATTCTCTTGACAGAGTCTCACAATAGTAGCCCAATCATTATTAGCGAACACAGGATCAAACATCTGCAAAACTACTGCATTTGTTCCGACCATAACATCGTCTGATCCTATTGCACCATCCAACTCAGCTGCTACACTCCACTCGCCGGTCTCATCGACCGTCAGTGTGCAATTCCCGCTCGCATCTGCCGTCCCGGAAACCGTTTTACTGCCCTTCGTGGCTGTAACGATTGCACCCGCGTTTGACGTGACGACGATCTGCAGCTGCGGTGCAGTCATGGTGCCGGTAATCAGCTCGCCACTCGCATCGTGCGCGGTCTCGCCTTGTGCAAGCTTCGCTGCTGTAACGGTGTCCTGTGTCAGATCAAGCTTTACTTCGCCGTTGATCTCAACCTTGTTGACTGCCACGATCAAGCACCTACTTTCAGTGTCTGGCCTCCCTGATCGTTATCCGTGTAAGTAACAGGAATTGCAGCAACAGTAACCGAAGACAGATAGTTGAACTTCGGACTGTCAGGCGTAACTTCCTGTTGTACGAATGTCGGAGTAACCGTCTTCGCCTGAGGCTTTACGCCTTCAGAACCAGACATAGTACCTTCAACACCAAGCACCGTGATACCCTCACGAATGTTGGCCGGAATCAGCTTTGCAGCCTCATCAGCGTCGATAGCAGCATCACCAGAACCGTCATGGAAGCCCATCGGAATAGGCACAGGAGTGTCCTTATTGGTGATTTTCAGGTGCTTTGCACCATTATTGGGCATTGTACCAGTCAGCTTGGAACCTGCCACATATGCTGTCTTATCCTTCAGAATTTCTGCAGCAACGGCAGTTGCGTCGCTGGTGTCAGCATCCTTTGTACTTGTACCAACGATAGATGCGCCAGATTTGTCATGGGCTTTAATACCCTTAGCCAGCTTATCAGGAGTGATATCGTCCTGAGTAAGGTCGAGCTTAACTTCAGTACCAACGATAACCTTGTTTACATATTGATTAGCCATAATATTCATCTCCCATAATGAGTGTTGCACCCCCCGCATCGTTCGAGACGATATACTGGGGGATCTTCTTGACGGTTACATTGTCTTTCAGGAAGCGGTCCTTCGTTTCCAGCGAGACCGCCTCATAGATCTTGGGCGTGACCTCGTATGCCCCGGTGTAAGGTTTGGCACCCCCGGCGGATATGGAGGCCGAGAAGCCGAAGGAGACGTCGCTGCCTCCGCCGGTGTCAAAGCGCAGCGCGCGATCTCCGGCCAGCTCAAACGTGACCGGCGTCACTGGAACCATTACAGCACCACCTTTGACAGCGCGTGCAGAACGTCGATCTGCTGGATCGGGGAGCCGATGACGTCCCCCGAGGTAAATTTCACACGCACCTGCATCTGGCAGGTCTTCGGGAGCTTGAATGTCTCCTGCTGCGTCAGCGGGAAGCGGAACTTCCCGTCCTTGTATTCGACTTCGCCGGGGTATTTCTTCTGCAGGTACAGAAGCGAGACCTCGACGGTCTCGATATCGTTGATCTCGAGCGCTTCGCCGTTGTTCGTGATGGAAATATCGATGTTATAGGCATCACCCTGGACCATAGGATGTACCTCCGTTTCTCAGGATCCTACAATTTCGCAATCCGCCGCTGCAATACCGCTGAGGCGGATACCCATGCTGGTGATCGTACCGGTGATCGTGCTGCCCCACGGCGTTGTCGTTTTGACGTAATCGCCGGGGGTCTCGCCGTCCATGACGATCCGTGCGCTGTGGCGCTGGCGGCGCATGTAATAGTCGTAGACGTGCTGGGCGACCGCAGCGACGTTACTGCTGCTGACCAGTGTCGCGTCCTTGACCTCAACAACATTCGGCTTCGTCGTAGCCGTGACCTTCGGGTTGGTCTTCGTCGTGACGGTCGTCGTGTGGTAATACGTCGTGCCGTCGACCTCTACGCTGTCACCGCTGCCGGTCGTTTTATACGCATGCGCCGTCACGCGCACCTCCGTCACCGGGGAGGACGTCTCCACGCTGCCGCCGGTATAGATCCGGTCCAGCGGGATCTCCACCGGTTCGTCAGCCGGGAGCTTCCGCACCTTGATCCCGCGCGTGCCGCTGGTGTCGATGGTGGCGCAGATCGCGAATGCGATCTGCTGCAGCGCCTCGCGCTTCGTGCAGTCCGGGATGTAGCCCGTGACCTTCGCGTCATCCAGCGCGGAGTCGTATTCCAGTGTGAAGTGCCCGGCAAGGATCGTCTGTATCAGCGTCTTTGCGGACGCGCCGGAATAGATCGCAGCCGCAAACGGCTCACTGTCCATGACGCCGAGGGCATCGATACAGGAGACATCATAGACGCTGACGCTCTTGCGGGAGGACGATTCGATGTAAAACACGCCGATCAGGTGATCCGAGTCATACGCGCTGACGGGCTGCTTCTGCTGGAAGACGTAATCAATGTCATCCGCACTGTCCAGCGAGAAGTCGAGCGTGTTGATCTCCAGATCGTCTGAAATGATGTTCAGGCCCTCCGTCACTCTGACGGAGCGGAGTTCCGCCCGCTCAAATTCCCGGACGATGCCAAAGAAGATCTGTGAAATCTTCGCGTAGTGCTTTGGCAGATTCGTCTTATTGATCTGGATGACGAGCTTGTTATATAGGTCGACCTGCTGCTCGCAGAAATACTTGTACGAGTTCGGCGTGAAGGTCTTGCTCGCAAGCTGTTCTTCGCCGTTGTACCACGTCAGGACGATCTCACTGCAATAGTCACCCTCCGAGCCGTCGAAGTAGAAGAAAATGCCCGGGGACGAGAACTGACCGTTCAGGGAGATCGTGATCGTCGGTGCTGCGTCAAACGTGCAGTCGTCGTTGCTTTGCACCGCGGACCAGAATGCGGCCCGCTGGCTCCCGAGCAAGACGCGCGTCCCGTCAAGAACCCACTGATTCTGCTCGAATGACGCCAGCAGCCCGGCGTCTGTACCGTAGGGGATCAGAGCAGGGTTGGCAAAGTCTTTTCTCGCCGTCGTCGTTACTGTCGACGCAGCTGCAGCGCCGACCGCGACGTCCTCATATACTACTCTCACGCTCATGCCGGGGTCCTCTTGGGCTTCATGGCAACAAAATTGACGGTCAGGTTCTGCCAGCTGTTTTTCCCGGCATAGCTGGACGCCAGTTCATCGTCGCCATTTGCAACATACGCGTCGAACGTCATGGTCGTCTGCGCATAGGGGACTGTCAGTACGTGGCTGTCTGCCGGTGCGGAGATCGTTTCATAAAACTCGTCGTATTCCTCGGGGTTCGATGTCACGGAATCAATTTCCAGACTGTAATTGTAATAGGTGCCGATGATGTCGCGCGTCATTGCGCCGGTCATCACGCGCCCGGCATTGTCGCCATCAAGCACGGAGAACGAACGTTTCAGACTCACGACGTGCAGATTCGGATACGCTTTTCCGTCAAGGCTCAATACACTATTCATGCTTTCACCCCCGCGAGCTTCACGCCGACACGCTGCGTCTCATCATTGTTTGCCTTGTAGACGGCGCGGGCGAACTCCCGCTTGTCCATCTCGAGCACGACCGTGATGCTCCGGCCGCTGCCTCCATTCTCGTTGAGTGCCTGCCGGAACGCCTGCAGCATGGTTTCCAGCGGCGTCTCAATATTCGTCCCGCTCTTCTGGTCTCCCAGCACCGCGAGGAATTCCCGGTTCGGCGGGATGACCGCGCCGGAGGCGAGACGGGGAAGCTCGATTCTACTGACCGGCGCAATGTTGATGCCGAAGGTCTTGCCGCCCAACAACGGGACCCACTCGGGAATGTTGACCTGAATTTTATTCAGCGCGGAAATTAGGAGATTGATACCGTCAATGATGAAATTGATTGCGCCCTCGACCGTGCCGACAATTAGATTCCAGATACCCTTCAAAATTTCGAGCACACCGTTCCAAGCCTTTTTCCAGTCGCCTGTGAAAATGCCGGTCAGGAACGTGATCAAACCTTTCAGGATTTTTACCCATGCGTTGTACTGGTCGGAAAACAATTTCCCGATAGTCTGAAAGATCGCGGCCAGCGCTGGGTTCTTAGACTGCATCCACGTGATGAACGCATTCCACGCATCGCGGATGGAGCTTACAATGGCGTTCCACGTTTTTTTCATACCTTCCCAGATCTGCTTTGCGCCCTCTGCTGCGAGCTTCAAATCGCCTGAGAAAACGCCTTTGAAAAACTTGCCGAAACCCTCAACAACATCTTTCAGGCCGCTGATAAGCTCTTCACCGTGCCCGGTGAAGTACACAAGGGCCAGCAGAACGGACGCAATTGCCGCAATGAGTAGCGGGATCCAGTTTCCAGTCAGAAGACCGATACCAATGCCAGCGGCAAGAAGCCCGGCGATAATCGTCAACGTATTTTCTAACGTCAGGCCGTTTTCAATCACATCTTTAATGCCGACAATCAGCATTGCAAGACCGCCTACTACAAGGGCAATGCCCGCAGCAGTTGCGCCAAATGCAATCGCAAGGCCACCAGCCAACGCCACGAGTCCAGCCAGCATACCGGCGAAGTTCTGCAAATCGATTCCGTTTTTCCATGCGTCCAGCCAGAAATAGATAAGCGCAAACGCGCCCGCCGCGGCAAGTGCAATGCCACCGATCTTGCTGAGATCATCTGTAAACATACTCGCGATTTTCCACGCAAGCAAACCGGCCGCAATCGCACCGACAATCCCGAGAATATCATGCAGTTTGTCTTCTGCCATATCAAGATTCGAGAAATCCGGGGTGATGCCCTCCGTGCCGGAAGAGCCGCCGCCACCGCCGCCAGCATCCGACGCCTGATTGCTTGTGATCTGGTTGATCTCGTCGAAGCTCGCCATGCTCTTGCTCGCATCCTCAGCGGCAGAACCTACGCCCTCGAGTGCTTCCTTCTCTTCGGTCAGGCCCTTTGCCGCAGATACTTGCGTGCCCCAGCTTTTACCGGACAGCATACCGAAAAATTTTGCAATTGCCGTCACAACCTGAGTAAGAATGTTGACCAGCTTCACAAAAACCGGGATCACAACTTCAAGAATCGGCTGTGCCAGCGTCAAAAGGGCGGCTTTCAGCCGAGCGATAGACGCACGGGCTGCATCATTCTGCATGATCGTCTCGCCAAGCCAGCTGCGCAGCTGAGAGAGGCCACGGGAAATGAGCGTAAATACCAACGCGCGCTTAAAAAGTCCGCTGATCCGGTTCCCAAACTTGGACATACTCTTTTCAACGCGCGACGCCGCCTCGGCCATGCGTTCGGACGCACCGCCCGCATTTGTGATCTGTTTCGTGAGCGCTCCGGCCTTTTCTTTTGCATCGTCAAGTGCCGCTGTTTGCTGGATCACCTTGTCGGTCACGCGGGCATATTTTGCATCAAGCGCCTCGACCGCCTTGTCCTGCTTGGCAAGAGCCGCCTCTTGCTCTTTCAGCTGCGCGGTAACGGCAGCCTGCCGCTCCTGCGCAGCGATAAATTGAGCTGGGTCAACAGAAACAGTGCCGGACGTTATTTGCGTCAGCTGCGATGCCTCGGTTTTCAGAGACCGAATTGCATCTTCGGTTTGCTTCGCGGATGCTTTTGCCGCGTCCAGCTCTGCTTTGATCCCGCTCTGTTCTCCAGTGCTTTTGTTCAGGTCAGCTTGGATCTTTTCGATGGATTTTGTGACCTTATCCAGCTCTTTTTGAGCCTGTTTTGCATCAGCATCGACCGCAATAACAACCTTGCCGTCCGCCATAGTTTCACCACCTTATGTTTGCTTTGGTGCCCCGATCCCCCACGCGGCAAGTAGATTCTGCTCTGCCTCCGTGTAGGTCGTTTTCAGGTCGACCATTTTCCGGTTCCGCCGGTAGAATTCGCGCTCCTGCTTATCCAGCGGCTTCCCGCGGGCCTTTTTGTCCCGGATCGCAACGACCTGCGCAAAGAGGCAATCGCCAATCTCCATGTAGTACGACAAAAACGACCACCAATGGAGATATGGGAGACTGCGGACTTCGCAGCCAGCGATCCGGTTGACCGGGGAAATGATCATGTCAAAATCCTGCTCCCACGACATAACGGCGGGCTGTTTTCCCTGCGTCTTTGCCCCCTGCCCGTGGTCGATAAACCGGAAGCACTGATTCAGCGCTTCTTGGTAATCCGACGCAGGCATTGACGAGAACTCCGGATAGAAGATAGTCAACGCAGCTTCGGCTTTGTCCTGTTCGTCGAGATCACCATCAGAAAGGGCGGTGAGGATATCCAGCACCGCCCGATAATCTGACTGGATGGTGTATTCTGTTCCGTTGACCTCAACCGAAGTCGGCAGGGAATAGATTACTTTTTCCATCTATCTGTGTATTTTGCGATACGGGGGTTCGTGCGCTTCTGTTCGCGGCTGAACGTTGTGTCGATCTGGTCGATCACGGCCAGCATCAGATTGCACCAGACCGGCAAGCCGTCGGCCAGCGCGTAGACATTCATAGTGCCAAACAGCGCTGCGCAGACCGGCTTTTCAAACAGACCGTCGATCATGTCCCGCATTTCCGCGTCACGGCGGCGTGCGATCTCGAAGATCTCCTTCTTGTCGGCGCACTTTTCGATCTCCGCTTTGTATGCTTCCTGCTTTCTGTCCAGTTCCTCGAACGTGCTGTAGATCTTCTCTACAACCGCGCTGTCGGTAGGATTGAAGGAAACTTCGATCTTATCGTTCAGGTTGAAAGCAACGACGCCGGTATCAAATCTGATATCTGCCATTTATCGTCCCTCCATCAGGCTGCGGAGTCCGGCGTAAACGTGATCGCGCCGTTGCTGCCGATCGCAGCCGTGCCGGTCGTGCGCGTGCCGCCCAGCGTCACGTCGAACGGCATACCGACGAAACCGCCGCCCTCGCCGCCGAGGCTCGTGGGCTTGACCATCGTCCCGTCGTAGCGCTCCGCAAAAACCGCCGTCTTAGCCGTACCTGCGTAGTGGTGGACAATGAGAACATCCCGGTTCGCCAGCGCAGCCGCGTCCTGATCCTTGACGGCCAGATTCCACAGCTTGACGAGCGCCGCGTCGCCAGAATCCAGCTCGCACGGGTCAAAGCTCTGCGTGATGATGGGCTTCTTCATGGTGGTTCTGGTCGTGCCGAGGATATCCTTGCTGGAATCCTCCTGCCAGTCATATTCCATACTGGAGTCGGTGACGCGCTTACCGAACGGAGACCAGACGGGCGTCGCCGACTCGCCGGTGTTCAGGTATGCGATCAGCAATTCTCGGTCAATGGTCTGGCCGGAAGTGGTATTAAAGGTCATATCTGCCATAGTTAAATCACCTCATATGTCAGTTTCATAAGTATCTGATGGTCTTCTGTACCGTCATCGTACCGGGCGAACAGAGCCGCACGGCTGGACGCTTCCACGCGCCGGACGCGCATCCCGTCGCCCAAAGACGGGTAATTTTGCATAGCCCAGTCTCCGAAGCGGTTGAGCATGGCGTCGCATTTCAGGCGCTTATCGTTGCTGCTGCCGGGGATGATGCGGGCGATGATCTTAAATTGGTATTCTGCTTCATGCCCGCCAAGCAGGTATTTCCGCGTGATGTACGCGCCCTGAATGGCGGACAGCGCCATACTTGCGGAATCTGCGGCGAGAAATTCATAGTTGATCGTCGCGGCTGGCATATCGTCGTCCGAAAAGGAGTTCGCCCAGACCATCATCTTTCGGGCGATATCCTGTTCTTCTTCCGCTGATACCAACTTTTTCTGTTTTTCAGAGTCCATGTTTCACCGCCTTGTCCGCAACGCGGATCCATTTATCAAGGTTTTCAGCTTTCGATGCCTCGAACCAGTGCGATTGGGCCTGAGAATGTCCAGAGGTATTGAACACAAGATTCTTGTCGGTCAGCACCTTCGTCCCGCCCTTCGGCGCGTATGTGCTTCCGGTCTCCGGGTCGATCATGACCTTCCCGTGGTAGAGGAACCGCGCGTATGGGCCGGGGTAGGTGACTGTATTCCCGTCCACGCGCGTTCTCTCATCGAGGGAGCCAGTCAAAAACGGAACATATGGGCTTGTGTCCTTCCGAACTTGAACTGCAACAATATGCTCCGCTCGGCTGCATACCTCTTTCAGCTTTTCTGCGATTGCATTAAGCCCGGACGTTTCCACGGAGAATTTCAGCACATCAGGATCCTCCGACTTCCCAGTGCTGCATATCAGCGCTGCCGAGGTCCTTCATGTCTACCTTCGTGACCTTGTAAACGTCGTCGTAGAGCATTTCAATCGCTTCCTCGGTCTTCTCCGGCTCAACGACTTCGCCCTTGACAAAAAAGGTCGTGCCGCCGTTGCCGTCCGTCGAGAGCGTCCAGAGCCCGCTTTTATCGACTGCTCGCCAGAATTCCTGTGGCCCGACGTAGCGCTTCGCAGCGCCCGTCACGCCATCCACAGCGGGCGTGGAGAATGGAATATACAGGTTGACAGCGTCCGCGCCCTCTAGCCCGCTTTGGCGGACATTTGCGGCTTTGGACGCCTGCAGCATCACGCCACGGAGGACTGTGATATAAGACTTTTGCACGTCTTTGAACGTGGTCTGGTCTGTTTCCTGCGTGACGTTGTAGATGGTTACAGTGTGGGGAGCGTACATGAAAAGCACCTCCCTCTGTACAGCAGGCCGGTATGCGCCAGGTATTCGCGCGCCGTGGCCGCAAGCGTCGCTTTCAGATTGTCCGCGGCTTTCATGGCCGAAACGGAAGAATCGCCGCTGCTTCGGAACGTGCGGGAGTAACCGCCCACAGTCTCGCTCTGCAATTCACCGAAATCAGATGCAAGCCCGGCGGTAAGGTTCTTCTGTGCAAGATCCTGTGCAGCTTCGATGGTCTTGTACCTGTCGACCAGCGCGCAGCATGCCATTTTCACCTCATGCAGATCCGCGCGGTTCTTTACCCGGTTCTGCGTGTAATAATCGAGGAAGGAGCTGGCACGAACGGCCAGACGATGAAAATCCTCCTCGTTGACGTTGCCGTAATAGCAGCCGGAGTAAAATTCATAGTCGGCATAGATCATTCGTACCAGCTCCTTTCATTTTTTACGAACCGACCGTAACAGTTGCCGTGCCGGTCTTAGTGCTGTCCTGCTTCGACTTTGCAGTGACGGTAATGCTCGCGGACGTCTCATTGGACGCGACCGTCAGCACGCCGCCTTCCGTGATAGACGACTTTGCACCGCTCTGGCTCCACTCGACGTCGCCACTTACGATGCCTTCACCCGCAACGGAGGCGGAAAATGCTTTGCTTGCGCCCTTCGCCACGGTCGCGGTTGCCGGGGCGACGGTCACAGTGGAGACCGTGCCAGCCTTGCCGTAGACCGAGAACGGGAACGGGTTGGTAATGCCCGCGTTGTAAGCGTTGACCGGGTTGGCGATTTCCCAGCCGAGGCGCATGACCGCACGCAGCGCGACCATATCGTTTTGCATGAGGTTGTAAGTGATCGCCTTCGTGGTCGGGTCCTGAATGACGCCCTCGGTGAAGATCTTGAAGGTCATGTCCTGCCGGATTGCATAGACCAGCTGCGACCAGTCGCCGACGATCATCTGCGCCTGAGACGGGTCAAATGCGCCGTTCATCGGGAAGTACATATCCATGCCGTCAAGGCCATAGCGGGTCGCGCCCTGCATGTCGGACTTGAAGATGGGCTGGCCGGTCGTGTCCTTCAGGCCACGAAGCTTGCCGCGCATCTGGATCGCGGACATAACGCCATTCGGGTTGAAACCGTCGAGTTCGACCTTTGCGATCAGGCCGCCCTCGCCCATGATGTCGTCAAAGACGCTCGTACCGACGGGCACGCCGTTGCCAGCAGCGATGGCCGAAGGAACAACGCCGTCACGCCACGTGCTCGGCTTGTTCGTGCCGAACAGGATAGCCGCATCAATAACCTTGCCGAAAGCCTCGGTCAGTCTCGGGCGGACCTCGCCCCAAATGTCATAGTCTGCATCGTCCAGGGCAGCTTCAGGGATCGGAACGATGACGGCGATTTCCTCGGCGTACAGTTTCTTCTTGTCCCACGCCATCTTGGTGGTCTGCTTGAATGCTTCGCCAGCGCCAGTGTCGGTCGCTTCACCATTGACAAAGAATGCAGACGGCAGGGCGTCGAGCACGTTGATGGTCTGGGTCTTGCTGGACATATTCGCCAGTCTGCGGCCCATGCGCAGGACTGCGGACTCTTCGATAGCGCCCTGCATGATGTCACGGGTTACGGGTTCCGGAATAAGACCGGAAAGAGAATTGCGATCAATAGTCGGCATATATAACTCCTTTTCTTATCTGAGAGCGCCACGAATCAGGGCGTTCATCTGCTGATTTGCTGTGTTTTCCTTTGTGCCGCCTCCTGTCGGGGCTGTCCAGTCGAATGTTGCTTTCTTTCGGTTTGCGGTCAATGCGTCGACAGCCTGCTCAAACGTGGTCTTGTCGTTGACCATCTTCATAGCCTTAAACGCAACAAATTCGGCATCCTCGCCGGTCAGGCCCTTGCTCAGCACGTATTTATCGCGCCGCAGCTGCTCGACCTCTGCCTGTGAGGCAGAAAGAGCCGCTTTGCTGTCCGCAAGGTCTTTTGCCTGCTTGGCCTGACGCTCCTGTTCGGTCTGCTGACTGTCCTTCCAAGTCCGATAGGCGGTGATTTCTTCCTCGCTGGGGTACTTTTTCCGTTCGCGATCGAGCCTCGTCTGGATGAGTTTATCGACATCAGCCTGCGTGAACGTTTTTTCCTGCTCGGGAGCAGTGATTCCCGTGCCCTGCACGTTGGGTTCTTCTGCCATAAAAAGCCTCCGTTTAAGGGCCGTCGCCCATTGATTACAAAGAAAAAAGAGCCAACCTGTAAGAAACCCTTACAAACTGACTCTTCGTGCCACTTCCGCGCGCTCCATTGCGCTGCGGGAAGGTATTTATTTTTTGATCTCTTCCATTTTTACGATCTGCGCTTTGATCGTGCCGTCTTTCATTCGCTTCAGCTGCACACGGCAGCCATCAGCAAGCGCCCGCTCAATGGCGGCTTTCAGTTTTTCGTCGATCAATACAGCACCTTCATCCTTTCTCGCTGTTCCGGCAGCCCCGCGGCCTTGCTGAACGCCTTGTATTGGCGTCTTTGCCTCTGGATGCGAATACTTACCGCCTGTTCGTCGTTTGCCAGACCAGCGGCGTTATAACCGGCTTTCTTGCGCTTTAATTTGCGTATGGTGCGCTCAATTTTGCGCTGCATCTGCGTTGCCTCGTATGCGGAATACTTTTTCCCCTGGAATTCGCACCCCAGCCCGTCATCGATATGCTTAAGCTGGTCATCGGTGTAAGTGCGCTCTGAAACTCCGGGAATAAAGGGGTATTTATGATGGCGGCAGTTCGCGCCGGTCAGACCATCGACGTATCCATAGCCGGTAGTAGCTACAAGGTCATCGTAAAGACCCATCGGATCAGGCTCACCGTTTTCACTTTGGTAATAGACTTTCCCTTGCCAGTCCTTGTGGCTCGACCACGGAGAATGGCCGGGCTTGTCTCGGGCACCGGAATGTGCGGATATCTCAAAATACCGCGTCTGCAGGTATTCTGCTGACTGCTTTGTATATTGATCGCATATCTGGTTGACGCCGGTCATCACCGCGCGGCGCACGGCGACGTCGATCTGGTCAACATGGCCGCTTTCATAATTGACCGTTTTTATGCCGCTCTTTGCAAGCTGCTGCACCGCTGGCTTGATGGCCTGATTATAGCTGACCGCGCCGGTCTGGATCTGCAGGGCGGCAGAATCGAGTGCCCATTGGTACGCTTTGGCCGGGCGCAGCATGGTCCTGCCGTTATCCACCAGAAAGCCCATAGAAGCTGTGATATTGTGAAATTCATCAAGTGTCTGCGCCCGGATCGCGGCGATCACAGGCGCATCGACCAGCATTTCTGGCTGCGTCAGCCCCGCCATATCAATGACGTCGGTATAATACTTCTGGTTTCTGGCTATTACATCGTCAAAAAGCTTGTTGAGCTTCTTTTCACTGATCCCAGATGTTTTCTGGATGGCCTTTTCGACGTCTTTTGTATCGATGCCATGCAACCGCAGCGCCCGAATCGCCTGAACCGTCACTTCGTTCAGCTGATCTTTCAGTGCAAGGCGGCTGCAAATCTCATCAAGCAGCGCATCTTCAAGTCCTCGGAAGAGTTCAGCGAGTTCTTCGGGAAGTGCATCAAGCAGTTCCGGAGTAAATGGATAGTGCGCCATTACTCGACCTCATCCTGCCCATCGGTCGTCATATCCTGCATTTTGGGAAGTGCTGCTTTTGCGGTCTCCTCGTCTTCGTTCATCCACTTCATGCGGAACTCCCAGTCGTTCATAATCCCAGCATTAAGAAGCTGCATATCGCGAGAAAAGTCAGTGGCCTTATCCTCAATGATAGAATCGTCGAAATCAATGCTGATCTCCACATCCTCGTTCAGCCCCGCGTTCATCGCGGTATTCCCAAGCCGGAGAAGGATCCGGCATAGTTCTACAAGCACCTGTTCGAGAACAATTTCATGCTTTTTGATGGTGCGGAACATGGTGCTGTTCTCGCTGATGACCTGTGTGGCTGTCGCGACGCTACCGCCATTAAAACGGTAATAAGTCTCTCCGAAGCCACACTTACTGGACAGCATGTTCAGATGGTCTTGCAGGCCCACATTCAGTTGTTCCGTCCGAAGGGTCGGGGAAATCGTCTCCACAACGTTCCCTTGCTGTGTATCTTCCGGGAGCAGATAAAAGCGCCGATCATTGTCATCAAGCGTCGGTTCGTCGTCCTCCCACCTTGTAGCGGGCATTTTGATCATCATCATCATTGGGCCGTTTTCAAACTCATTGACGTAACAGTCATAGGCGCAATCCACACCGCACAGAACATCGATTGCATTCGCATACACGGAAATGCCAACCGGAAGCAGATAATCAAGGTTATTTGCAATGTTCGGCCGGTCGATGACAAACTGCCGCTTGTCGCTTCCCGTATGCACCACGGGAGGGATCCGCTCAAATCCCGGAACCTCTGTCAGCAGAGCGTCAGAAAGCGTCTCGTTTTCGTAGCGGTAAATACTGTTCTCGATGACGTAAAGGCCGTTTTCGTCCTTCCGATGGATTTGCAAGTACAGGTAATTCTTTCCTGTCCGCGTGACCATGCTGTCGAACGCGCATTCCGTAATAATTCCGTTTTGCCAAGCCAGCGGGAAAATATGTTCGATCGTCACATAGTCTAGCTCGATGCTAGAAGCTTCGCCCCGCACGATCTCGCCGCTCTCGTTGACAGCTTGACCTACTACGCGGGGGATGTATGCCACGGTTCCGAGTGCAGATTTCATTTCCTGCATCTCGTTCGACTTGACCGTAAAGTTGTTTGCCGTCAGAACTCTGTCGACAAACTCCTGCTCTCTCCGGCCTTTGAGCGTGATCTGGACTTTCTCATTCATCAGAAGATTTGCCCAGTCTTCGCAGACCTTTTTCGCCATGCCGAGACTTGCGCGGTTGCATTTTGTCCACTTGTGGCCGTTATAGCGTCGATACTGATGGAAGCCCTTGACTTTGCCAACATACCACGACTTCCAAAGGGATACGTATGTATAAAAATCCTCCGGGATCGTTGTATATCCAAGCTCTTTCAGCTTATCGATAACCGTCATGCAATAACTCCCATTCTGCGGCTTACGGGCTCTAGGGCATACCGCGTCGCGTCGATCAGGTGATTGTTCGCGTCTGGGTACCCGCTGATGATATCGCCGTCTTTGTTCCTTTCGTATTCGTAGCCGACAAACTCATCATAAGCGTGCGGCGTTCGTTTTTTGTCAATAACAATCGTTCTGCGCTGCAGAAACTTCATTCCATACTCGACTGACCCGGGACCTTTGATAGCTTCGTATGATGGAAGCCCCATAGCCCGAAGGTCAGCGACACTCTTTGGCTCTGCGCTATCACAGACGATGCGCACGTTCCCATATCCGCGCTTCTTGATCATCGTTGCGCTCTGCTCGTTGGATAGCTTATTCTGGTATATCTCGTCGAGCAGATAGATTGTTTCCCGTGCCTTGTCATAATACAGCCGGATAAAAGCAAACGGATCCGGGAACCAGCCGAAGTCAACGCCCTGGTAGATCTTATCGAATCTTTTTACCTCGTCGTCCGTGATCTCCCGCAGCTCCAACTTGTCGAAAACGTTGCCGCCTGTGCCAACCGGAATGCCGAGGTATTCGTGCTGATATGCCCGCTCGTCCGTGGCCTTCAGATGTTCGGCCTCAGAAATAAACTGTTCGCCCAGCCACTCGGGCGGGGCCTCCAAGTATGTAGATTTGTGGCACAGCCGATCAGCGCGCTCTTCCAGGCTATCTTTGTTTGCCCAGTTGTCGCGGCTGATTGGCGGGTTATAGCTCTCGAAATTCCAGAACTTCGACCCGCCGCGCATTGTAGACTGCAAAATCGTTCGGATTTCCGCCCGCCCGGCAAACTGGTCTTTTTCCTCAAAGTGCGTAACAGCAATATAGCCGAACGGGACCTTGATGGATTTGATCTTCATCGGGTCGTCCGCGCCTCGGAACATGATCTTCTGTCCTGTAGGCTTATAGATCAGCTCCATCGGAGAGACTTTCGCCTCCCAATATTCTGCCGCGCCAAGTTCCCCGATTGCCCAGACATACTGTGCATAAACGCTATCACGAATGGTATTCGCGACCTTGCGAAGCACCAGAGCGTGGCAGTTCCTGTTTTCCTCCTGCATAAGCAGGGTTGGGACGATGATGGACACAAACGAGGATTTCAGCGAACCTCGCCCGCCACTCTCATCGTAGTGCGTATGCCCATGCTGGAATACGTCACGTGCCACGCCATAAAAGGCGGGCCCGATCTTTTCGGATAATCGAACATCAGACATCGATAATCACCCGCACTGCATTTTCCGCATTTGGTTTAAGCTCTGCTGCGGCCAGGCGTTTTGACAGACTGTCAGCGGCTTTCAGGCGGTCGGAAAGCGAAGCATCAATGCCAAATTGGTCTTTGACCTCTCCGCGCATAACAGCAGAATAAAATTGCAGCACTTCGTTTGCGTCAGCGACCAGCGCGGCGTCCTGTTCTTCCATTCTTCGCTTAATATAGGAAGAAATCTGTAGTTTTCTTAAGTTTTGATTCCCAATTTCGCATGCGGAGCTTTCTTTATACCCTGCCTTTTTCGCGGCTTCTGTTGCATTTCCAGACTTTAAATATTCTTCGCAGAATCGTTTCTGCTTCGGCGTGAGCTTTTCATCCGCCATCGCTATAACGGCTGGCCAGCAGTTTTACCACATCCGCGATCTGGTAGGTCTCCAGCAAAGTGACATTCTTCGGTTTTTCATCAGGTCTGTACTCGTAAACCACGTATTTTGTCACCATCCTGTCCCTTTTCTCGGAATATGCCTGCATTTGATTGATTTTTATCTTGATGCCCTTGTGCATCAGCGCAGTTTGCATCTTGTAAGCAAGGGCGCGTAAACTCGCCATATTGGCCTCCTTTGTTTCGCCCTTTCGTTCCTGTATCTCCTGGTATAAATAAATAAATTTATTTATACCGGAGAATACAGGAACAAGGAGGAGAAAAGATCCGCAGAACGCTGCGTAGCCGATGGAAAGGAATGAAACGAGGAGCGTAGAATATCTCTACGCTCCTAACTGTAAACCATATTTTTGGCTCTGGGACGCAGACTTTTTTACAAAAGCCCCCGTTTTTGCCCCACCAGCCGAATAAATTGCCTGTGCCACTCCTGCGCGGTACGCTCCGAGACGTAGCACGCAAGCGCAGCCCCCTGCAGCGTGTGCGTCCGCTTCCAGAGGACGAGATCGATCAGCCGCAGGCGCTCGCCGCCGTCGGCCAGCTGCTCTGTCTCTTTGACTGCAGCTTCGACCGCGGCGCGTTCGTCCTTTGTCATGAGACCTCCGCCCTTGTAGCTGCGGATCATCCATTTCGCATAGGGCCACCAGCCGTAGCGCGGCTTGCTCATGGCCGCGCCTCCGGGCTGTCCGGGTCTACCTGTTTGCAGTCCTGAACGTCCAAATATTTCGTGCAGTTGTTTTCACATCGCGTCGAGAAGCAATCACAAAGCTCCTCCGTGCAGACCAGTCCCGGCATATCCAGTTCCTCGCATTGCGTCGCCTCCTTATATAGCACGTCCTTTGCCCACTTCAACTGTGCATTGGATAAATCGTCCTTGTACGCCGCGCACAGAAACGCAGCGTTAGTTATAACATGCCACAGAGCCGGTAAGCCGCTCTCATCGTCGAGCGCCAGCGGATTATCCCAGATATGCAGTACGTGGCGCAGAAGGGCGTCCAGCCACTTCTCACGCGGTACCTTGCGCCAGTCCTCCGCATCGGCGTATTTTGCCTTGCCGAACTCCCGAACATGCATGATCGCCTCGATAGCCGCCACCGGCACGAGCGACGGGCGAGGCTTGCCCTCGTCGTACTTTGCCCCCTTAATCTGTTCCATCAATAATGTACCCTCCCTTCGCGTTTTGCCCTATCGTATTTCCGCGCTCTGGCGGACTTGCCGCTTGTTTCCATCCCGCGCTCTGTGCGTTCTACCTTGCTTTTTTTGTACTCGTCCGCAGCCTTGCGGTATGCTATGTATGCCTCGCACGTGGCATGCTTCGGTCCGCAGCCCTTTTCGGGGCAATCCTTACACGGAGCGGAATACGGGCTGATTCTTAAATCTCCCTGCATTCGTCCACCCTCACACAGACCCGTTTGTCACCGACGCGCACAACATAGCCGGGCATGCTGCTGACGTATTCATATTTTTCCGCGTCGTACACTTCGCCCATGCGCGGACGCATGGCGGGATAGACCGGAATGATTGCTGTGATTTGGATTTGTACCTCATCCCATGCGCGATCTCGCCGCTTGCCCGTACAGATGGGATGCAGCTTGCGCCATGCCCCGGCACACGCCCGGCTGCAGAGATACCGGCCATCCGCGCGCGGTTTGCAAGGCCGTGTAAACACCTTCCCGCAAACCGGGGCAGGCCGCCGTGATATTTGCCATTACAGCTTTACCCCCTTGATGTACTTATCGAAATATGTGGTTGCAACGGCCATAGCCGCCCACATGTCGGCGGCGAACCCGTAGAAGAAACCGGGATCCTTTTTCGTTCCCTTTCCGAAGTTCGGCTGGCCGAGCGCGTAGCGGTCGACAAGGGCCTGCCGGATGTTTGCATCTTTGGCCGATAGTGAACCGCACAGATCAAGCTTTTCTTCCCGGCGGAATATCTGCGTCGGCCCATATCCAGCCTGCCACAATACGGTCTGCCAGAACCGCCCGATCCAGACGCAGGTGTCAAAAACCTCTTGGCCTACCGTCATGCCCATGCCAGCAATCATTTCGATTGCCACGTCGTATCCGTTCCCGTAAAGCTTCTGCGCGATTAGCGGGAGCAGCACATTGTTCTCAATTTTCCCGACCTCCAGCACGCGGCGGATCTCCTCGCCGTCATGCTCTACGATTACATAGCCGGATTGAATATTGCCGGGGTCAATCGCCAGTATCGTTCCCATATGGTTCCCTCCATGTCAGAACGTTTTCGTATTTACACGGGTACATTTCCCTGCAAACGAGCGTTTGCACACACGGAGGGGCCAAAAGGTCGACAAACTCCGGGCATTGCTCAATCACTAGCTCGCGGATCTTTTTGGCGACTTTGCGTGTCTCCTTCGCCGCCAGATGGCACAACCGCTTTTCCATGATCGTCATCAGCTCTTCCGCGTTCATGTACCAGATCATGTTCACAGGCGCGTCCTGCCGCGCTGCGTTCCGGTCGTATTCGTCCTGCCGGTCATTCCGCTGTGACCGGATAAACGGCTGTGCGTGGACGTGGCGGGCTAAATGGGTGCTTACCCAGTACGGCACACCCTCCAAGTAAAACGCGAATTGCAGAGTCCGAATAGGGCTGTGCTGCGCCCGGAGAATGGCGTGTTTCCACTCCATGTCCGGTGCTGTTTTCATCTCTTTGCCGATGGTGACTAAAGCGCACTGTTTTGCAAATGCCCAGTCCTCATCGGTGGGATATTTCAAAAGTGTAATGTTCATTCTTCCCTCCGTTCTCCGTAGCTGCAAAAATCGTCTGCCTCTTTTACCGGTTTGAATACACGATCCCAGTACTCACCATAGGCGAAGGTGTTTTGCGGGTGTCCGCAGTAATAGCCTGCGGTTCCATCTGTCCGCTCATACCGTTCGGCGTGTTCGCAGTCCTTACACCGCACCACCTCCGCAACGTCGGCAGCGGGCACTTTTTGCAGTTTATCGAGCAATCGGCTTACCCTCATCACGGGTGCCATGCACGCCTCGCTTACCCATTCATTGGCCGCTTTCACCGCCGCCTCGCGGCTGATGTATTCGTCATGCATGGTCGGCCTCCAATTTTCCTTTGTGCTTCTTCACGAGCTCCTTCGCGAGGTTCAAGCCGACTGCAGTATAGTCAAATTCGGAGTCCCCGATAGCCGGTTCAACGCATCCTTCCGTCCCGCCATATGTGCCATAATGCTGTGCGAAGTCACTTCCGTCCGGGAAACGCACTGCATAGCCGTCGTACAGGTGCTCTATCGTGCATTTGATTCCAAGATCGACGCAAAAATGGTACAATGCGCGTATTTCAGTGTATTTTGATGGAAAATCTAACGTTCTTTCCTCAGGCGGCAGCACCACCACGCGCCCGTCCTTGTCTGCCTCGGCAAGCTCTTTCAACCGTCCGACCGTCATGTTTTCCGCAGCCTGCGCGAAATCCCACAGATGCCCAGCATTTTCGCCCATCTTACGCAGCATCTCCGGTGTCCATCCTGTGTCCTCGTAGGCTTTCAGCCGTCCGTACAGATCGCGGGCCATCTTGCGGAAAATATCCTTGCCAAAGCCGTTGCTCGTTGGGCCGTTGATCATCACGTTGAGCGTGCTGTCCCGGCTCTGCTTCCAGTCGATTTCCTTGCCGCCGATCGCGGCGTGCAGAAATCGGTCGGTGCCCGGGTCTACGTTGATATTAGGACTTGTCAGTCGTTCCATGTCTCTTCCTCCACATACCGCCAGCTCTGCGGCGGGCGGGTGATTGGCCCGGGCGCAAGGCCGAATTTTGTCTCCCGCAGGCCGGTAAACTCCCACAGATTGCGCGGGTGATCGTAAACGCGCAAATCTGAGATGTGCCAGCCGAAGCCGGTGGCAGCTCCGAGATACTGGTGCAGCTCCGCAGGCTCTAGGCAGGTTGGCCACGCAGCATCCGACGGGATCCTTCCCGCGCCGTTAATGTTGATGATCTCATCGCACAGAAATTCCCCGACGACTTTGCCGTTTCCGCGTTTGTAGATGTAGCACTTAAACGGCACACCGCACTTCGGCGCGGTCTTGCGGATTTCGACCGTTTTACTCCCGTTCAGGATCTTCCGAGCCCACTCCGGGCGAATGCTGATCAAGACAGCTTTACTCATGCCTTGCCTACTTCCTCCGGCGCGCCGCGCCATTCCCAGTTGTCTGTGCTGCTCCCGATTCCGGAGCATGTCATGCACGCGCAATCCGGTTTCTTCGCGCAATTATCGCAGTCTTCTTGGCCGGTCGGCTTAAACCCTTCCGGGCAATCCCCAAACCTCGCACAAAACATGCAGCCAGCTTTCCGAATCTCCTTTTTCAGCGCCGCGTTCTCGGCGGTCAGGCGCTCGATGGTTTCAGCGGCTTTGGCCAATAAATTCTCTTGGCAGCGCTGCTTATCCTCCTGCCTGGCGCAGCCTTTGCAATCGCCCTCTGCACAGCACCGCAGCGCCTGCACGATTTCCTTTTCTGTCATGTCGTCTCCTTCCAAAATTCGTTGAACTTTTTCCCAGTGATAATCGGGCGGCACCATTCGCGCTGGAAACGTCGCCATTCCGGATCATACTTTCCGTCCTCTCCGCGAAACAGCATGGCATACGGCACAAATCCCGCTTGCATGGTCTGCATCAGGCGCTTTTCAGCATCCTCAAAGCTAAGCATGCCCGTTGATCGTCTCGCCGGTGATCTCTTTCCCGCATGCGGAACACTTAAAGAGCATCTCCGGCTTCTTTGCAGCCTCGGTGGACTTCGCAGCAGCGGGCGGTTTCCGCCCGGACGCTCTCCCGATTTCTCTGGCATATTCATCTGTATCGGCATCCTTCGTGTCGTCGATGGCGAACAAGCCGTTCAATGCGTACTTTCTGGCGTAAGAGCTGGCCGTACCGGTCACCTGCGGTTCGTCCATGCCCTTCTTGCTCTCCGGTTCCCGGGCGAAACCGAACGTGGTATATTCGCCCTCGCCGTCGGACAGAGTCGCCTTTGCCTTGACATAGATCCGGTTCCCACTCTCTACAATCTCGTCCGAGATCGTCAGGATGCAGCCCTGCGCCTGCAGCAGGGGCTTTACAGCCTCTAAAATGCTCTCGCAGGAGCGATATTTGTAGCCGCCGAAGTTGTTGGTCTTGTCCTTTGGCGCTTTCAGCTGCGCCTGAATGGCGATCAGCTTTTCCGTAAGCTTCATCTGTTTACCTCCACAAACTCACCGTTCTTCAACTGATACCACGTATCGGGCTTGATATTCTCGCCGTCGACGTATTCCGTCTTCACGCAGCGCGGAACGTATCGCCCCTTTTCTTCGGAATATTCCCACTCCGCAAGCGTGATCCAACTCCCGATTTTTGCTTTTACCGTACAGCCACGACCTGCGCAGCAGATCACGGAGTCGACGCCGGTACTATCGATCTGGGCGGAGTCGCCCGAGCTGCCGATCTGGGCGTAGTTGCCCGAGCTGCCGATCTGGGCGGAGTAGCCCGAGCTGCCGATCTTGGCGTAGTAGCCCGAGCTGCCGATCTGGGCGTAGTTGCCCGAGCTGCCGATCTGGGCGGAGTTGCCCGAGCTGCCGATCTTGGCGTAGTAGCCCGAGCTGCCGATCTGGGCGGAGTAGCCGGTGGTAACATCACTCTTCGGCATATTGACGATTGTCTGCTCCTTCGTGTAGTCGATGCAGGCCTTGATAAACCCAGCAAAACTCAGCTTCGCGCCGATATGCAGCTTTTTCGTCGCAAATTTTCCATCAGAGCCGGATATCGGCTGGTCAAGTGCCTTGACCTCTGCAAAATCCGAAAACTTCCCGCTCTCGTCAACAAGATTGTAAAAGTTCAGAACATCAAAAGGATTGACGCAGTAGTGCATCATGCCTTTCTCACAGATCGTTCCGCCCACTTCTTCGTAGTCGGTGTTCTCGGCGTACTGCTTATCCTTGCAGATCATACCGGGCTTAAACGCCTTGTAACCTTTCGCGTTATCCATCCTTATCCTCCTTATTTTCGATCACGGCTCCCGTGGCCGTGTCTGTGATCAGTTCTCCCGGGATCTCCAGCGGGCAGTACATCCCGCGGAGCTGCCCGCTCGTCAGATACTCCCCCGTCCGTCTGCACTGTCTGCGGCTGTATGTTTCCAGCAGCGGACATAAATTGCATTCGACATGCCCGGCCGGGAAGAAGACCGACACCCGGCATTCAAACGGGATATAAACTTCATCCTTCATGGCGTACCCTCTCAAACAGCAGCGCGTTCGCGATCTCGTCTACGCTGTAGGTATCGGAGACGTATTCCAGCATGCATTCCGCGTGTACAAGGACCGTATCGCAGACGAAAGCCTCCTCGCCCTCGCGGACTTCCTCCTGGCAGTGCGCGCATGTCCCGATGACCGCCGGTTCCTTCTCCTGAATGCCGAGGTAGAGGTTATCAAGCGGTAATGCCATTGCATAATGCCTCCCTCCGGATCAGCTCCTCACAAAAGCTCTGAACAGTGGCGTAGCCGTTCTTTTTCAGCAGCCGGTCGAGGATCTTCGCCTGTTCGTCCGTCAGCCGGAAATAATACCGGTTCGTCTTCTTTCGCCGCTCAACGCGGTTCTTCGGCGCGTCCAACGCCTTGATGGAGGCCGCAGCCTCCGGCACGAGCTGAACGCCGTATTTCTCCGGCGCTTCACACTGCGAAAGCAAGCATTTGTTGAACTTCGGGTAGTCGGCCCGAACCGCCTCGACACAGGCTTTCGCGCCGTGCCGGACGCGGGAATCCGTTAAACTTGACATAGGTTCCTTTCTGGCTTATAATAGAAGCCGACATAATGTCCTTTCATTTCGGCCTCTGTCGCGCGGCAACGCGGCAGGGGTCATTTCTTTTTCGTGCGCTCCCGGATGAGCCTGCAGGTCTCGTCCCACTGTGAACAGACGATCTCGGCATAAGTGCCGCAGTGCCTATAGGAGTTTTCTACGCATTTGCTGCGCTTGAATTCCAGCATCTCGCAGACCTCGCAAGGCGTCATCAGCAGCGCCTTTTCCTTGATGTCCATCACAGCAGCCCGAACAGCGTTGTCCCCAGCGCGATCGCGCCGGTCACGACGGCCTCGTTGACCATCTCCGCCCCGCAGGCCAGCACGGCCAGCGCAGCCGCCGCCCCGCCGGTCCACAGGCACAGCCGCTTGACCATCCGTACCATTGCCCGCTGCTGCTCCAGCTCCTCATTGATGCGCTGTCTGCGTTCCTCGGTCGTCTCTACGACCGCAAGTGCGTTTCTCATACGGTTTTCTCCTAACTCAGGTTTTCTTCGATCCACGCTTCCAGCTTACGGGGGTAGATCCAGAAGACCGGATCCTCCATTTCTACAGCGTCGCCAAAAGGGAATACGCGCTGCAGGATACCTTCCCGAAGCGTCTTCGGGCCAATTTTCATCCCCGCCTCCCGAAGCCGGTCAACGGCTTCCTGCGGGGTGATCGTAGATGACTTACACATCCGTCATCCCTCCGTAACCGAGATCACGTTGTTGGTGTCCGCGATCTTGTCGATCAAGTCGTTATACGCGGCTCGTGCGGTGGCTTCGGTGGGGTAGTAAGCGATGACCACGTAGCTCTTGGAAAGCGCCCAGTGCGTTTCGTAGTTGTAGCAATGTCCCGTCTTGACGGTGTTGAAATCACAGACCTCACCGCTTACTGTGTCAACAAAGACTGGCTGTGGCTCGACGCAAATGATGTCGCTGCTGTCAAATGAACAACAGCGCATTGTCGCGTGATTGTTGATGTAGTTCATGCGTTCTCCTTTCTGCTCTCCTCGATCGCCTCGTCCAGCTCCTGCGGCGTGCAGCCGTAGAGACGGGCGAGCTTTTTCTTGTACTTCCTGGCGATTCCGTTTTTGCCGAGTTCCCAGTTCGAGACGGCAATGATCGAGACATCGACTTTCTTTGCGACATCTTCCTGCCGAAGCCCGGCGCGCGCCCGGAACTCCTTTAATGTCAAGTGTTCAACCCTCCTTATTTAAATTAAGAGCTTTAACTTGACAAAACCGTGTATAGCCGTTATTATGTAAGTGTCAGCCAACAAAATATTGTCCATACGCCCGCAAAACGAAGATCTGGATGAGGGCTTGGTTTTTTATTGCCTTGATTAAGCTCTGTAAGCATATTATAGCCACCATTATTGTGATTGTCAATATATCTTCCACTGTTTTTGTGGATTTTACATTTTTCACAAAACATCCTCTTTCGTCTTGGTCATTTTTTATATGAGGTTGATCTATGGGATTGTTTGATGGCTTTTTGCAAAAAGGAAAGCGCCCGCAGCAATCGACTTTTAGCGATCAGCGCCCGCAGGCCGAAAAGATTGCCGTACTTTTGACCGGAAGAATTGTCAAAGAGAATCTTGGCAAGCGCCAGCAAATTCAGATGGCAAAAATTGTTGCAGAAAAGATGCTGTATTATGCCGCGCTTCCGTACCAGATATGTGACTGCTTTTATATCGGAGAATCAAAAGCGTGGACAGGGTACAACTGGAACAACAAAGCGGTTCTGCGTACATCTATAGATGAAATCAACCATTTTTTCGCGACCGTAAAAGATCTTGAGGACGGTATGCTTAAACAAATAATACCGGTTGATTTCTTCATTGATTTCAATGCAATCTGTTTTGAATACCGCTCTGGCACATCGTCCTTATCGCTACCGCAGAGTTATATTTTATATACCCCAGAAACTAAGTCCGGGAAAAAAGCTCAATATCCACTTGTCGCTTATTTCAACACTATCGCGGATTCTCCCAAAGATCACGGCGGCGAAAATTATGCGGGCGAGCTCTATTATGCGATTACCGGAGAGGTTGCAAAAGCGACTATTCATTGTTGGAAGCACGGCAAGTTCTCTGAGTTTAATTTTGCAGTCGTTGGTCGGACTTTTATGATTTCAACAATTCGTATGATTAACCAGAACACGCATCGAATTGAGCCGATATACGATTGTACATGGCTGCTTACAGACTATATGGATTTTGCAGATTCTGAATAGATCAAGAGGATAAAAACCATGCCAAAAAAACCAAGCAATGTTTTTGTGAATGAGAATTGTGTGCGTTTAATTACTGAATACTGCGACAATGCAGACATTAGTAAGGCCGCTTTTTCCAGAAGGTTTGGCAAGCATGACCGTTGGGTAAGTGAGCTTGCGCGCGGGCGCAGTATGCCCTCCCCTGAGGAAGCTGCTCGGATATGCGTCATGCTTCAAGTTGCCCCAGAAGATATTCTTCAGCTTGAAAGTCCCACAGAAGAAGGCACAGAAAAACGAAGGGCCGACATCGAGCTTGTCCGCGACCTGTTCGAGCAGGAGCGGGAAAAGAGCGCAAAAAAAGAGCGCCCCGCCGATAGCGAAGCGCTTATAAGTGATCTGCCGGAGGATATCCAGCAAATCATTCGGATATGCAAGGATCATCCTGAATTAGCGTCTGCTCTATTAGCTGTTGCGAAGCAGATAGAAAAAGGCTGAGCTGTTCAGGCGTAAATCGTGCCAGAGTTTCAATCAGTTCTTTCAGTGTAGCGTTTTCCTTTTCATTCATCATAGGTTCCTGTCTCCAAAGTTCCAAATTCCGACGTCTATTTTTATGCAGTATTCACGTTGCAGCCGCTATGTTTTGATGATAATATCTAAGTATTACCAGATAAATGACGGAGAGCGATGTAATCATGCAGAAGCAAATATATAAAGTCGTCTGCCCCAGATGTGGGGAAGAATTTAACGAAAAATCGAAGAAATGCCCAAGCTGCGGAGCACCAAACAGGAAGGCTGTATGCCGCACCTGCGGCGCGCAGATCAGTGCGAAGGCCAAGAAGTGCCCAGCCTGCGGCGCGCGTCACAGGAAACGAATGAGCACAGCAGAGCAGGTGATTGTCATCCTCTGTATCGCGCTCTTCTTTATTCTCTGCGTTGCGCTGCTCTCTCAGGGTGGGTCTTCCGACTCCACCGTATCCGATGCCTCGAAGACGCCCGATGAACTTCGGGCCGAGTATATCGCAGAATGCGAGGATCTTTCCTATTCCGGGATCTCAAGAACACCGGACGAGTACAAAGGCCGGAAGACCGTGATCAGCGGGACCGTCATTCAGGTTCAAGAGGGGATTCTGGACTCCGCTGTTTACAGAGTCCAGACGGATTACGGGATCTGGTACGTCGCCTATACAAGAGGCGAAGGTGAAAGCAGGATCCTAGAAAACGACTGGATCACATGCTACGGCGAATGCAACGGTGTTGCGACCTACATTGCTATCCTCGGAAACTCAGTTACGGTCCCCAGCATGACCATGAAATATTACGACCGCGGCTGATTTTCTCGCTTCTTCTTGTATTCCCGCTCGATCTCCTCGAGACATTGGCGATATCTTTCTTCTGATTCCCTCATTGCTTTTGTCATCTTGACTTCCATGATGACGAACGTGACAAGAAATCCGATCAGTGCCACGAGCGCGACGGCCAGCAAATACGTCATGACTTTCTGCAGCATTGTAATACCCATCCTTTCTATCAGTTCAATATCCGCGGTTCCCTGCGGTCGTTCTGCTCCTGGCTTACATCGGCGACGCAGGCGAAAAGGAGCGGGACGCCCTTGATGTAGTCCAGGCTCAGGCTATGCACATCCTTAAACAGCGCTCCATCGACAATTACGTTGACCTTCCCGTGGTCGAACCGGATGTTGATGCTCTCCATGTTTTTCCTCCCGTATATCATATTATAGAACGTTTGTTCTAAAAATCAACTTGGCATTCCGCACAAACTATTCATCGATTTTTCGGCAAAGCCGGAGAATGAATATCCACGTTTTGGGACTGACCTCTTGATTCCATACTGTCGTCTGATCGGCCCCATCGTATCTGGAACATACGATGGGGCCTTGCAGCAGATATCCATTGAAGCAGCTATCTGCTACGTCTATATCGTAGCAGAGTTTATCCGGGAAAGTCCATACTCCGGATTGCGTATCGCTACCCTGTTTTGCAAAACCCGTAGTCTGAAGTGCAAATTTCTTATCCTGTTTTTAAAATTCTGCAAATCTGCTACTGGAGGCGTTTATTTTGACATCAATGGAAAAATTGCAGCCGTTTTTTGATGCGTATTCGCAGAAGATCCGGCAGCGAAGAAATGATCTCGGCATGACCGCAAAGACATTATCCGAAAAGTCCGGCGTCCCGTACTCCAACATCTGCAGAGTCGATTCCGGCACGCAGGCGAACCCTCTGCTTTATAACGCTGCTGCAACTGCCGACACGCTTGGCCTCTCGCTGGACGAGCTGTGCGGCCTGCCGAGGCCCGAGCTGATTCTGGCAAACTGAAGGAGCGAAACAATGAGCTGGAAATCGAGAACGCCAGATTGCTTGCAACGAATGGCGCCCAGCGGGCGCAGATCAAGTCTACGCACACGATATGCTACGTGCTGCTGTTCATCTCGGCCATGCTGGCGGTCTCTCTGGTGGCTTACCTTGTCATTGACGCCCAGATAAAAAAGGCCGGTCTCATCCAGGGCGGAACGCTCTCCGCGCTCGCCTGGGCATTTATCGCTCTGATCGCTGCCTCCGTCATCTTCGGCGGCATCGTGATCCTACGCATCATCCGGCGTGAAAACAGGGAGGACTCTACATGACGCAATGCGTAAAATGTAAAAAGGAAATCCCGGATGGGTCTCTTTTTTGCTGTTGGTGCGGCCGGAGGCAGCAAGACACACAGAAGAAATCACTAAAGCGCGCGAACGGGACAGGAACCGTATATAAGCTGCAGGGCCGTCGGAAGCGGCCGTGGGTCGCTGCCAAGTCCGGCGTTATCGTCGGATACTACGATAAAAAGACTTCCGCCCTGGAGGCGCTGGCGCGCCTGCAGGGCAGAAGTCTTGATGAAATATATAACTGGACATTTAAAGAAGTCTATGAAGCTTGGAAGGATGAACACTTTCGCGATATTGGAGCAAAAGGAACCGAATCCTACGAAAGGGCCTATGATATTTTTGAGCCGCTGCATGAAAGGAAGTTCCGGGAGCTTCGAACCGCCGACTATCAGGCGGTAATCGATCAATACAGTGCGAAATCTTACTCGACCCTTTCAAAATTCAAACAGCTCGTAACACAAATGTCTCAATGGGGGATTCGGCAGGAGCTCATAACTACCAATTTTGCGTCGTTCGTCAAGCTTCCGGAGAACGTCAAGAAAGAGAAAGAGATCTTTTCCGCCGATGAAATAAAGAAGATCGAGAAAGACGGCTCGCAGGAGGCCAGGCTCGTTCTCATGATGATTTATACCGGCATGCGAATCGGCGAACTGTTTGGGCTTCGCACAGAGAACGTGCACGAAACCTATGTAATCGGCGGCGAAAAAACCAAAGCGGGGCGGAACCGGATAATCCCTATCCGCTCAGAAGGGCGGAAATACTTTGCCGAATTCAAAGAACGCGCGAAGGGGGAGCTTTTAATTTCCGGCTATGAAGGTCAAAAGGTAGCCGCGAATTTCCGGAACCGTGACTACTACCCGCTTTTAGAGCGGCTCGGGATCCCAAAGAAAACACCACACGCTACACGGCATACGTTCGCAAGCTGGGCAGTTGCAAACAATATCAAACCAGAATTGCTGCAGAAGATGCTTGGACACGCCGACTATTCTACGACTGCAAACATTTATGAGCACTTTGATATCGACCAGCTCGTAGAAGCAATTGACGCGCCGGTTGCTAACACGTTGCTAACAAATCAAAAAGCAGTCAAAAACAAAAATCCTTGA